GATTCAGCGGTGGTAGGTGTAGTCCACGCTCACCCGGTACAGCCGGGCTTGCGCTTCAAATTCACTGAGCCCCATGCGCACATCGGCGATGGTGCTCTTGTCGGCCAAAAGCGCCACCAGGACCTGGTCTTGCAGGTGCAAGGCCTCCTGGTAGGTTCTGGCGTAGGTGTCGACCTGCACGCGAACGCGCTTCAGGCCCCCTGACAAATTTGGCCCAGCGATACCGAAGATGAGCTCTTGTGCGATGGGCGTGTAAACGATGGCTGGGTACTGTGTGCCTTCTGGGGCAACCAGGGCGTACACCTCACCACCGGCCAAGTTCTGGATGGCGACGAAGAAGTCCTGCACCGCTGTGTCCTAAGGTCTTGTGCTGAATTTTTTGGCTTCCATCGCCACGCGCTGCTGCAAGCGCTCTTTCATGGCCTGAGCGGCTTCGCGCCGTTTGGCCTCGAGCGCCGGACGCAGAAATGGGCGTGCCGCCATCTTTCGGGTGCCAAACTCCACAAAGCGCCAATACCAGGCGTCCTGGGACAGGTTGCCTTTTTTGCCCTGCTTGCGGTACTTCTTACCGTGGCGCACCGTCACAAAGAAGGTCTGGCGCGTGAGGCTGGAGAGCTCTGGGATGTGCTTCATGATCACCGAGCGCTTGAGGGTACCCGGTGGGGGTTGGTTCGGCCCCAGAGACTGCTGTGCCTTGGGTGCCCGGGCGCGGGCTTCGTCCCGCACGACCTTGGCCCCGGCGTAGACCGACACACGCAGGCCGTTTTTGGCAACACGATCTGGCAATTCGCGCAGGGCTTTACCCAGTTCTGCGAGACCCTCGATCTTGACGGTTTCACGTTTAGCCATCGTCAAGCCCTTCGGAAGCCAACAAGATGAGTTTGACCCGGCGCTCGTCCTCGTCCAAGGCCGAGTGGATGTTGAACACCCGGGCTTTGTAGAGCACCCGCATCTGGGCCACTTGGTGGGGGTTGTCAAAAAGGCTCTGGTGGCGCACCGTGATCTGGTGAGTGAGCTCTGCCGAGATACGACCAGCGATCACCGCTTCACGCCCGGACAGCGGCTGAATGTCAGCCCAGACGGTCGCCACATCAAGCCAGTTTCGGCAGGGGCCTCCCAGGCGGTCTTTGGTCGTGCTGGGGCGCTGAATCCTGATGCGGCGCGTCAATGCGCCTGCTCCGATCGGGTTCATAAAGGCCTCATATCAGGGGTACTTTGTAGGGATCGAGCAGGCCATCGACGAAAGGCAAGGGGTCAATGCGACCTCGGGCCATCGACGCGACTTCTTCGCGGTGGGCGTAAAGACTGCCCAGACGCAACTTGATCCAGCTTTTGAGGCCTTCGGGCACATCCGCTGCGCTTCCATACCCTGCATCAAAGATCACGCTCACAGCCCCAATCTGAGGTAGGGCAATTGGCCAGATCTGCCCGAACACGGGCGTGATACGGCCAGGTTCGCAGGCCTTGTCCACGGTGTAATGGTCCGATGGCATGACTTGCGAAACACCCGCCATGTCCAGATAGCAAATCTCCACAACCGATTGCAGGGGTGACTTGGGAATAAGGATGGCGTGCGCGGGCAGCGTGAAGGTCTGCCCTGCAGGCACCCCCATGAGGCCGCAGCCCGGCAAGCTGTCGAGCACCATGCGCCAGCGGGCCGTGACCAGCTGCCTCTGGGTCAGCATCTCGGCGGCCTGGCGGGCTGCAGAGATCAGGGCCTGAATCAGGGCATCGTCCTCGTCAAAGTCCACACGCAGGTGGAGCTTGGCCTCGGCCAGCGAGACTGGCTCGGCCGCTGGCGGGGTGATCAACTGCATGGGCATGCACAGCTCTCCCCTTCAGATCAAACGATCTGAGCCACAGCAGCTTGGTTGGCTGTTTCGGCTGAGGCCAGTCGCGGGTTGACGCCCAGCAGCTGCGCCGAGGTGTTGGCTGCAGCAGCAGCCACCGTGACCACGAGGCGGGCGAAGGCAAAGCCATTGTTCACATCGAGCTCTTCAGGGCGCAAGTTGATGAGCGCCTGACGGTTGGCACCGTTGCTCGCCTGGGTGAGTTGCGCGATGGCTTTGCCCGCCACGTCCTTGGCACCAGTGCCACTGGCGTCTTGGGCCTGTTGCAGCTTGGCGTCAACCGTGGCACCTGTGGCCAAAGCGCCGGTTTGAACCAGCGCCAGCAGGCCATGGTGGGTGCTGAGCGGCACCCAGCCAGTGGTAGCGACACCCACTGCCTGGTTACCCGGGTCGAGCGTGGCCAAAATAGACAGCTGCTCGCTGGCTTTTGCATTGGGAAACATGAGGGTTCTCCTTCAGAGTAGGGCGACGATCAACGTGCACCCAGTTGGACAAAGGGCGACAAGGTGGCGTTGCCCTTGGCCGGTGCAATGGGCGCTGCGATCTTGGACTGGCCATCCATGCGGAACGTGGTCCGAAACGCCGTGAGGTCCGAGTCGAAGTACAGGTGCATGGAGGTGGCCGTTTGCATGCCCCCGGCCTTGGTGATGGTCTGGTAGTACGACAGGTCGGCCAGCAACACATCGCCCGCCGCAGAAAAGCTGTTGGCGTGCTGGGAGACGAACACCGGGCGACCCAGCAAAGTGCCGTAGGGCGAGACCTGGATGCCGCCGACGGGCAATCCCGTGGGCAGGTAAATCGGGTAGTTGCCCAGCATGAGCGTGAAAAGAGCTGGCAACACGTCGTTGTTGACGATCCACACGGCCTTGCCAAATGAGCCTGGCGGCAGGCGAGAAATCATCTTGGCCAGGTTCTGGGCCTGAAGGGTCTGGGTGGCCTGGCCCGACTCCTTGGCCACCGTCACCGTGGTCGCGTTGGTCATGCAGCCCACAGGCAGGCCGGTGCCCGCGCCAAACAGGATCGACTCGTTGGTCTTCCAGCGGATGGAAGTGGCGATCTTGTCGGGCAGATAGGTTGACAGCGCATTGGTGTCGTCCAGTAGTTCGTCGGTCACTGGCACCAGGGCCATGAGCTTTTTGAGGCGCAGGGTAGACAGGCCCAGCACCGGTTTGGTGGCACCGGCCGGATTGGCTTCGCCTTGCCAGTAGGCTCTGATGCCATTGGTGCCCCAGGGCGTGGTCTCATCCTTGGGGAAGGCCATGGTGTTGCCCGTGATCTCGACGTTGTCGGTCAGCGGCAGCAAGGAGTCTTCACCCAAGGAGAGCTGGAAGATTTCTTGAGCGAATTGGGGTGGCACCAGAAAGCCACCGTCTTGCGCCGAGCCTTCGTTGCCAAAAGAGGCAGGGGCGACGGCACCGCGACCGGAGCCAATCAGGAGACGCTCGTCGATGGCGCTACCGGGGTTTTGCGCCTGACGCACGGTTTTGAGGAAGTCGCCCACGGTTTTGAAGCCGTGCTTGGGGTCGGCTTCCAGGTTGTCGATGACGGAAATCACCGTAGCTGTGTGGCCATGGGAGACTGTCGAGTGGGCTACATTGGCCATATGCGCCTCTTCGGCGATCAGGGCAGCCTCGCGGTCGATGGCTGCTGACGCCGCCTCGATCTTGGCCTTAAGGGCGTTGAAGGCATTCAACTCCTCATCGGTCATGTCGCGCTCTTCGGCGGCGGCAATGTCGGTCAGGGCACGGGCGTCCTTGACCAGGGTGGCTTTGCGAGCTTGAAGCTCGCGCAATTGCTTACTCATTGGTGTTGCTCCAGAAATAAAAATGCCGCCCAGGCAGTAAGCACGGGGCGGCGGTTTGAGGCGCGACCAACGGGTCGCAGGTGGTCGGCAGCCCTCAACGGAGGACTGCTGAATTGGGGAAACGGAATCTGTACGGGGTCAGATCAGCGCGAGGGCTGCACGTGCCTGGCCAAGCCGGGATGCACCTGGAGGCTTTTGAGAGACGGCAGTCTTTTGCATCTTGGCCAGCACATCGTCGAAGGTGGCAATGCCGTCCACCATCTTGGCGGCAAGCGCCGCATCGGCACCCAGCACCCGCCCCTCGCCCATGCCGTCACGCACATCGGCAACCGAAACGCCTCGGCCCTTGGCCACGGCTTTGATAAAGGCGTTGTAGTAGTCGTCCACGCGGGACTGCATGAAGGCCTGCGCTTCTCGGTCCAGCGGCACATAAGGGTTGCCCTCGACCTTGAACTTGCCTGCCGAGATCAGGGTGGGTTTGACCCCTTCCTCTTCCAGCGCCTTCGAGTAATCAAAGTGGGCCTGCCAGACCCCAATGGAGCCCACCTCACCACCCGGGGTGACGTAGAACTCACCAGCTGAGCAACCGATCCAGTAAGCGGCAGAGGCGGCCAGGCTGTTAGCCACTGCCACCACGGGCTTTTGGGCCCGGGCTTTGACGATCTCAGCGGCCAACTCGGCCACACCGTAGACGCTGCCGCCGGGGCTGTCGATGTCGATCAGGATCTGACCCACCGTGTCATCCGCCAGGACCTGGCGTAATGCGCTTGTGAATTTCTGGGTGCTGGTGCTGCCCGGCCCCGAGATGTCATCGACCATGTTGCCGCGCTGCGTGACCACCCCATACAGGGGCAGGACCGCGATGCCAGCTCCGGCATTGGAAGAGGCACGGTCTGTTGCGAACTGTTTGCGCGTATCCCGCAGCACCCGGTCAGTATTGATCTGAAACAGCGTCTCGTCGCTGGGGGGCACGTCAGAAGACCAACGGGTGAGGACAGCAGTCATCGCCTGCAGACGCTCGGGCATCAATGCCCAGGGCGTGGTCAAAAATTCAGAGATCAGAAGTTGCTTGTTCATTCATGCATTCCAAGTTCGATGAGCGCTTGCGCCAGTGCATGCTCATCGGTAGGTGTTTCAATATGGGCGGCCCACTGCTCAACCCGTGAAGGAGTCAACCCAAAGGTCTCAGAGATCAAATTCACTTCTTTGGATCCGATCACACCGGTCCTGCTGATGCGGCGTGCCATACGCTGTGCGTTGACACGAACCAAACCCTGCAGCCTCTGGCGAATGGCTTGATCGGACCCGGGGTCTGCGTCAGGTGCGGCCTGTGCGTCTGCCTCTTCACCCACCTCAACACTCTGTGATTCCAATGCCTCGGCCGCGTCTTCTTCGACCATGTTGAGCGGGCGAAGAGGCTGATCCAGTCCAGAAATCGGGTTGAGGTTCTCGGCGATACGGGCCTCATTGCGGGTGAGCCAGCCGTTTTGGATGCCGCTTTGGTAGTAAGCCGAGCGGCTGGCCGCATCACCACGCATCAGGTTGGCGAAGTCAAACTCGATTTCGAGCTCATCGCCGTCCAGCATCAGGTCCGCTTCGATCGAAGCCTCCCAGCGCTCGGCCCAGGGCGTCATGGTGTGCATGACGAACTCCAAGCTTTGCTGCTCGATGTTCGAGAATGTCGCCCGATCCAAGTCAGCGATCATGTGTGGCGGCACCCGAAACAGGCGAGCGATGTCCGTGATCTGGAACTTGCGCAGCTCCAGGAACTGGGCGTCCTTGTTGGTGACGCCCACCTCGTGGAACTTCA